TGCTGTGACTGCAACTGAAAGTTGACCACTAGTGGTGACTTGTATTGTTCCCAGAACATTCGCACTACTTGTAGCAGACCTGAAGGTGTGGAAATCGTATGCTGGAGTTACATTGAATTCTTGCGCTAATGTAGGCTTAAAGAATTCAACACAGTAGCTAACCCACAACTCACCTAGGACTTGATTTGGATTTGATTGGGTGATAATTTGGGTAAGACCATAATCATACAACCTCAAATCTTGATTGGGTCCTGTAACATTAGTTCTCACATTATAAAGTTTCATGGCAGTCTCGGCAGAGGAACACTCAATCATATGAACCAAACCTTGAGTTGGTTTCACAGCAACAGCAAATTCAGCGTTTTCAGCTTCTTGACGAGTGTTGAAAGGCATTTGATCTGCGTTGTAATTGGTGGTCATTACCATGACGCCAGGTGCACCACTTGTAACAAAGTCAGTGATCAAGGGTCTAAATTCAAATATAAGACCATGAAAACGATATTGTTGGTAGTTCAAAGCAATTTGAGACAACCATGGAAAAGTGGTGGATATACCGGGATTGAGAGGATATGCAATATTATTAAAAGCAGTGGACCCCTGTAAATCCCCTAGATACTCACGATGGCAAACAATGTTTGTAGCGTGTGTTGTGGAAAATTTGGGCACTTGCCCGGACAGGACATTATAGGTCGGTTTAGGACCAATCATAGAATAATCCCCCGACCCAAAAATAGACCCTATGCCGGTACCAAGTAAACGACCCAAATTCCCTCCTACTTTACCAAAACCGATTTGTGATCCAATGCCACTACCGATTTTGCTAAATACATCCCCGAAAGGAGTTTTCGCTTTAGGTGCCTTTTGTTGAACCGCTTTGGCTTGCGGTGCCTTTGAAGTTGGCTTCTTCTTGTTACGTTTATTTGTCATTTGTATTGGATACCGCATGACTACGGGACTGTCCATCTAAACCTCCACGTGCCGCCGTGCAGTCTCTTGGCATTTTGTTTAGCACTAAAATAATAGTTTTGGGGCATTACGGGTTAGACCCAATTATAGGGGAAATGGTAGAGGCATGCTACGTAACGAAGTCATCCTCGATTCCATCTCGACGGTATCGTAATATTGCTCCAACAATACCTGCTGGTATGGTGTTATTCCAAAGGCCTTATAAAAACTGACCCTTGCAGCAGTAGTAGGTTCGGTTAGCTCCCTTTTCATCCCAACTCCGAGGTAATACTTCCCAGATATCAATGTTGGATCCCTCAAAGGCTTAGCACCCTTGGAGGCTCTTATAAAGACATTGTAGAAGTTTTGCCACACTGGAATACCTCCAGTCAATGACATTCCACCTTTTCCAACAGCACAACACCACATTCTGAAAACACTCTCGTTGTCAAGAGGTTTAATTGCAACGCAGTCCTTAGCTATCGCGACGTTAGGATCCCTAACCATAACCCACTCAGTACCGTCAAACACAGGACGTGTTTGACAGAAGCTGATATGCTCAAACTCATACACAGGTGGTTCCAATTTTAATGTAAATCCAAAGGAAGTCATATAATCCACTAGGTTGTCTAATCTATTTAGAAACCGTTTTTCGAGGATCAGAACTGAGTCGTCACCATTACATATAAGACGACATTTAACGCCAATCTTCTTAATGTACTCGAAAAACATAGCAGTAACTAATACGACATTTCCCAATGCCGTATTTGAGTCACCACTCATTCTTTTCCCTTCAACGTGGTATTTAAATTTCCCATCAGGAACTTGAGCTGAACAACGGTTGTGCAACTGTAAACTCAGGAGATAAGCAAACCACTTATCCCCAGGATAGTAACACCTATATACACTATGTTCAAACTCCAACATCTCTTTTGAAACGTGCTGGTCAAAGCGACTATAATCCATCGCAACTGCAACTGGATTATCAAACTCAGTCCAAAATTCATGGGCAATTTTAGCCTGTACGATTGCATTGAGTCCTTTGAAGACAACATTATAACCAAAAATTTCATTTATATCCCGGTAGACACCTTTCTCAATAGGTTTTATGTACTTCCCGGTTTCAACTAAGTACCGTGCATCCCTTGGTTGGATGAGACGAGGTACTGGTGTCTTAGATTCAGTGAATTGATACTTCTCACATTTACCAAAAGCCTTAACGTGGGCAAGCTTAGAATGGAAACCAAATAACTTATTATCCTCAAGTGCTTTGGAGTAAGCCCTCCTTTTGTGTGGCTCATACGATTGAACAAATTCTTGATCTGTGTACGGCGACCTAGGGAAGGATAAGCGCTTGATATTGACATAATATGTTTTTAGTGAATCTTTAACACTAGTAACTAGTGGTCTTGGGGGCGGTATGAACTTGCCGTCCAATGACTTAACATAGAACACACGTTCCTTAATGGCCATCTCTACTGAGTTGAAATTATTTTGATACAGATTGAACTGAACCCCGTTGTCGAGGCAAGAGAAAACGTACCCTTTCCTCTCTTTAGTGAACCCTGCTCGCTTGGTTGATATCAGGTTCTGGTGTGGTGGAGCTTGAGACCTTCCACATGGCACACCTATCAACGGCGCCAGGCCCCATCAGGCTTTGTCTGGTCGAGGACCATAGATCCTCGTTCCAAACACATTACCCAATGTTCTATCACCCCTAGTATACTTTTGCATGTTATATTCTTTTACCCTCTGCTGGACCGCATTACTGGAAAGAACCTCATACATATCAACATCATCTTGTGTAGGTGTAAGAACCATAACAACAACCTGATTGATGACTTTCATTATTTGAACTTCGGTCATCTTCTTGTCATCTTTCATTATCTGATAGGCCGTCATTTTCGCCACAATCCGATCTGCTGGTGTGGGTATTGGACTAAAAGATTTACTGTTCTTAACTTGCGCTACAACTTCCATGAGTGTACTCCGTCTACTTCGAGCGTGACTATTCACCTTCTCAGGCTCATCAATCTCGTCCATGAGGCCTAATGCCTTCATCTCGTTTCGTTGACTCACCCGCCTTCCCCAATACCAATCACTAAAGCCACGCCACGTGTTACTTATGATTCTGTCTCGAGGGTTTGCCCTGAACTTGTCACATACAAATTTAGACAAGTCCTTGACCATTCCGGCTGCACATGAGACTACTTCACTGGCATTCCCATGTGCTTCAAATGCGTTTATTGACCGTACCAATAGTGTGTTCCGAGCTTCAAATTCATGTTCGCTCCTGTAAAAGGGCATTAAGCCGTAATCACTGCTCCCTCTAGATGAGCAAAAACTAGAATATCCATCTGGTTCATACCCACTAATGCTAGGACTTGAGATCACATCCCTAACTTCCACTTTCACATCCACTTCGCTAACGCCAGTTTCAATCTCCGCGTGAGATTGAGTAGGCTCTACACTTGTAATCAAATCATTATTATCACTTGGTGCGGTTGGAGTAGCTACCTGCCAACCGCTGTCGTTTTTAATATTGCGCCATTCACCATTTGCTTTTGTAATGATCATTTT